TTCGTGAAGCGCCTTCGTGAGGGAGTCGCTCGCGCATGGGCCGATCCCGAAACGGCAGAAAAGCGCAAAGAACGCCACCGCGAGACAATGCGAAAGAGCGGATGGCTTTTGCCCGACATGACCACGGAGCAGCGCCGCCGCTACAACGTCCTGCGCCAAAAGAAATCGCGCGCCGAAGCTCTGGCTGGCGTGTTCGGAGATCGGCCATGAGTGGCCGGGCGACCACTCGCGATTACGGCTGGGGTCGCGCTCAGGAAGACCTGGCAGCCGGCCTGCATCCGGGCGTCGTGGCTGCCCGCCTCGGTGATACAGAGGCCAACGTGCGCGAGGTGGCAGACCAACAGGGTTGGCGCATCTCGTGGAGCGGGCAGACGGCGCAACAGATCCTCGACGCGCACGAGAGGTTCCTCCCATGACCTCACTCGTTCCCCAAGCTGGCGTGCTTAGTGTTGATCCGAACACGTCCAGCGGCCCTGCGGATTCCTCCTGCATCTTCGCCCCGCAGGGCCACCCCATTCATCCGGGCCTCGTCAGCCTGCCCGGCAGTCAAAGTGTTCTCGACCCCGGCCGCCGTTTTAACCGGAGCGGCCTTACAAGCGCCGGGGAACCTTGCCGCCGTGCTCTCTCCCCCGATGGGCACGGCGGCATTTCTATTTCTCTGGGCCGCGAGCTTGGCGGCGAGGCGGCCCAGGACTTCACCAATCGGCATCCACGTCTCGGCTTCGGTCGGCTTCGTCATGGTTCACACCATGAAGGAGTCGGCCCCCATGAAGTCGTCAATTGCTGCCGGGGATTCGGCAATGTCTGCCGCGTCCGCGCTTGACCGTGTTCGCCCCATGCTGGTCGCCATCGGCGGCCCGCGCTCGTGGGACGACACCAAGGACCACTGGCGGAATCGCCTCGCCAGAAAGGTCGGAATCAATGCCCGGCGCGTCCGGGCCATCCTCTCCAAGAACGAAGACGTGAGGCTTTCAGCCGATGAATATCTCAGCATTGAAGCGCGCTTCCGGGCGCTTGACGAGCGTCTTGCGGAAGACCTGCGGGCGCTCTCCGCAAGCCATAGGGATGCGCCTGCTGGCCAAGTGCGAGCGGGAGGAGCGACGGATCCGGGAGCGGGTCGCCAAGGTCCAGGAACTACGCAAGCGCGCGTACTCGCTGATGGGCGGTAGGGGACGGTGATGGCCCACGTCGAGCCCTTCATATGGGCACTCGCTCAAGTAGCCGCGCTCCTGCTGATTCCCTTCGCGATGTCGATTCTGTTTATCGCGTGCGTTTGCCGGGCAGGGGTTGAGCTGGCTCGCGCTGCGCGGGGAGGCGCCCGTTGAGCTTCACGGTCGAATTGCTCCCGCCGCCATCGGTCAACGAAATGTACCGGAACGTCCAAAAGCGCGGGCGCGTGAAGACGACCGGCTATAAGCGGTGGTGCGCGTATGCCTGCGCCGCCATCAAAGGCCGCGTACCCGCCAAGGACTGCGTGCGGGGCAAGTTCGCCGTAGCCATCAATCTACCCAGGGCGATGCGTGGCGACATCGATAACCGCGTGAAGGGCATTCTTGATGCCCTCGTCACATCCGGACGCATCGACGACGACAAGCACTTGGACGAACTGCACGTCTGCCGGCGAGCCGAGCAGGATTTCGCCGTCGTCGTCGTGCGTCCGGCGTCCACCATCGAGGAACAGAAGGCGGCGGCATGATCCAGATTGCAAATCCTGTCTCGTTTCGAGAACTCCAGCACGGCATGCCGGGAGTCGGAACAATCTACGCTATCGAATGCGATGGGCTTGTGAAAGTTGGCTTCACGAAGGCCGAGAATGCGGAGCGCCGCTGTCGCGCCCTGCAGACGGCAAATGGTCGCCCGCTCCGGGTGGTCGCGGAAATGCGCGGCACCATGGAAATGGAAAAGGGTCTTCACAAAGTTCTGGCCCCGTTCCGCGTGCGTGGCGAGTGGTTCCGCTTCGATGCCGTCCGATTCTTCGAGCGTCTGGGAGGCGCCCGATGAGCGGCGTTTCCGATCTGTCCCTAGCTAGCATCAAAATCGACGGTGGTACCCAGTCGCGAGCGCAGTTGAATGTGGACGCGATCACCGAGTATGCGGCGGCGATTGAGGACGGCGCAACGTTGCCCCCGGTCACTGTCTATTATGACGGCGCGGCGCACTGGCTTGCGGACGGATTTCACCGCTTCCATGCGACCAAGAAGGCTGGTCGTGATTGCATTCCGGCAGATGTCCGACAGGGAACGCGGCGCGACGCTATCCTCTACAGCGTCGGGGCGAATGACCAACATGGCGTCCGCCGCACCCTAGACGACAAGCGCCGCGCTGTTCTGGTCCTTCTGGAAGACGGCGAATGGTCCAAGTGGTCTGATGTTGAGATAGCTGCCGCCGCTAAGGTCCACCGCAAGACGGTGGCCAAACTCCGGGGAGATTCATACTTGGCCAAAGTGCCAAGTATGAATACGGCGGAAAGAACCTTTACTCACCCGAAGACGGGGAAGCCGGCGACCATGAACACCGGCGGCATCGGTAAGGCGAAGCCGCTGACGCGCAGCTTTGTTCCTGATCCGGATATGCAGGCGGAAGCCGAGGCCGCCGCCCGCGATCTGGAAATCGAGCGGGACGAGCGGATCGCCATGTCCGGCACCGGGCATCTCGTGGAGGAGAACGAGAAGCTGACGAAGCTGGTCGCCACGCTCCAGCGCCGAGTTGCCGCGTTGATCAAGGAGAAGGGCGCCGTCGAGTACCGCGAGAAGATGTGGAAAGAGCGGGCGCTGGCGGCTGGCTGGAAGGGGCGTTCCGATGCCTGACATGTTCACGCCTGCGGCTCAACAGCTTGTCCTTCGCGAGTATCAATTGGGCGCCATCGCGTCGGCCCGTGACAACATTCGCATGGGGCGCCGTCGCCAGATCCTTTGCGCCCCCACCGGAGCTGGAAAGACGATCATTTCCCTCGGTTTGATGAAGGGCGCGATGGAGAAGGGTATGCGGTCGGCCTTCATTACCGACCGTAGCGCGCTAATCGATCAGACCTCTCAGGCCATGGACCTGTACGGCATTGATCATGGTGTGATGCAGGCCGCGCACTGGCGCAGCAATCCGCGCGCCTATGTGCAGCTTGTCTCGGCTCAGACGCTCGGACGGCGGTTGGGAAATGGCGGCTACGTCGACTATCACCTTGGCGACCTGCGCTTCGTGCTGATCGATGAATGCCATACGCTCTACAAGTCGACGCTGGACTGGCTGAAAGGCTTGCCGGCCTCGACATCAATCATCGGCTTGACTGCGACGCCCTTTACCAAGGGGCTGGGGCAGCACTTTGATGCCATCGTCAACGTAGCGACCACGGATGAGCTGATCGCCAGTGGGGCGCTCGTGAAGCCTGTTGTATACGCCGCCGTCGAGGCAGATATCAGCGGAGTCGCGATCAAGTCGACGGGCGAGTGGGACGAACATGGCCTAGAGCGGGCCGGCGTTACCATCGTTGGCGACGTGGCAACCGAGTATGTGAAGCTCTCGACCGAGCATTTCGGGAAGCCAGAAAAGGCGATTTGCTTCTCCAGCACCGTGGCGCATGGCGAGGAAATCTGCCGCGCTATGGCAAGCGTCGGCCTGAACTTTCAGAACATCAGCTACCACGACGACGAGGATGATCGCCGCCGCAAGATCACCGAGTTCCGCAAGCCCGACAGCGCCATCATGGGGTTGGTCAGTTGCGACGCACTCGCGAAGGGCTTTGACGTTCCGGACGTGAAAGTCTGCATCCTATGCCGGCCGCTCCGGAAGTCGCTGACGACGCACATTCAGCAGATCGGCCGCGTCATGCGGCCGGCGCCGGGAAAGACCAAGGCGCTGGTGATCGATCACACCGGCAACGCGATGCGGTTCCTTGACGACACCGTCGACTTCTGGGATCGCGGCGTAGACGAGTTGAACGACGGCGCGGAGAAGGACAGGAAGCCGCGCGAGCTGACGGAGAAGGAGCGCAAGGAGCGGGCTTGCCCGCGCTGTAAGGCGGTGTTCGCCGTCAGCACGGACGTTTGCCCGTCCTGTGGCTGGCAAAGGCCGCCGAAGGCTTCTGGCGTGCAGGTGGTAGCCGGACAGGTCCACCAACTGGACATGAGCAAGAGCGGGCTGGGCTCGACCCGTAAGTTCGAGTTCGAGACGCACCCCATTCTGAAAGACCCGGTTTTCGCACATCGCTGTTTCGTCGCCTGGGCAACGGAACGGAAGCGGGGAGACGAGGCCGCCGGCCGGCGTTGGGCCGCCGGTCTATTCAAGGGTGTTTATGAACGCTGGCCGCCGCGCTCGTTCGACTCCTTTCCGCTCGCCCCGGACCTCAACACTTTCGAAGTCGAGAGCTTCTGCCGCCGAGAAATGGCGCGCTTCGCCAGGGCGAGGGCCGCATGAAGTCGGTGCCCTGGCTCCTGTCGGAACTGCTGCGGGCCTACCGCACGGCGCGCACGCCGGACTTGTTCCGCGCGCTGTCCGCCTGCGGTCTGCGCATGAGCCGGGGGATCGTCTGGGGCGTCGACTTCGTGGCAATCGACCGGCACCACTACGCGCCGGAGCCGGGCGGGAAGCCGGCCGTCATCATTCCGCACTTCGTGGATGGCCGGCTTCTCGACTTGGTTGCGGTCGGCTTGCGCGAGCGGTCGTCGCGCACACGCCTCGGGATTTGCGTCGCGCTCGGGGAAGAAAACCTCGATTGGGCGCGAGATAGTCAATCATCCGTTCGGCTCCAACGCGACCCTATCGAGTGGCTGCGGAATGACCGCATCGGTGCGGCAATCGTCGACTGGCGCGGAGCAAAGCATGCGCTACTCGACCTCCCGTCAATTGCTTGTGATGCCGCGACCGCTCTCAGGATCGAGAGTGCGATGCGGGCTCCGGTTCACGTTCCGTTACGAGTGATCGACCACGAACAGAGGAGGTTGAAGGCTGCGTGATGTCTACGACGGTGGGCTTCGCCGTCTCATATAGCCCCTCTGTAAGGCGTCACCGTGGGAACATGACCGCGAGCGCCGATGGGGAACAGAAGCTACGCACAGGACGCTGGGACAATGCCCAGCACGTCCAGCCGATGGGATCGCTACCGTTGTGCTGGGCCGCCGTTGGGCCGAAAGGCCGAAGACTGGGTAAGCGGGGATCAGCCAACCCACCCGCGCGCTGGAATCAACCGGCAATCCCTATAGCGATGCGTCAATGCGACGGGCGGCTCGGGCCGGCATGTCGGACGACGCACTTCCTCTCCTCGGAGGGCGAAGTGCGTCTTCGCTCAGGGCTCTCAAACCGGCATAACTGATCAGGAGGTAGAGGATGGCAGAACGGATAAACAATCTCAGCGCTCGGCTGATGATGAACGAGTGGCTGGTCAAACGTGGCCATCCGCCAATAGACGGAGATGCGTCCTACATGGAATTTGCCACCAAACTGCGCGCCGTGCTGGCTCCTACACTGAAGCAGGCGCCGTTCGTGGATCGCGCGTCCGCGTGCCGTTACGTGCGCGACATGGCGAGGCAACATGCCCGCTTCTCGGATCTCGCATGACCGCCGCCAAGTCCCGCAAAGCATTCATGGGGAACGCATGAGCCTGTTCGCGTCACTGCCGACACAACCCGAACCCGGCTCAACTGCCATCATCTCCGGCTGTCGACGCTACAGGTACACTCTCACGCGCACGATCGGATGCGCGGGCAAGGTCGTTACGTTCATCATGTTGAATCCGTCGACGGCCGACGCGCACGAAGACGATCCGACCATCCGGCGCTGCAAGGGCTTCGCGCGGCACTTTGCGGCCGGCAAGCTGATCGTCGTGAACCTGTTCGCGTTCCGGGCGACCAAGCCGAAAGTGCTGCTGGCCGAGAAAGAGCCGATTGGCCCGGAGAACAACGACCACATCCGGCGCGCGGCCGAAGAGGCCCACGACAGCGGCGGCATGGTCATCGCGGCCTGGGGCGCGCACGGCAGCCACATGGACCGCGACAAGCAGGTGATGGCGCTGCTGGACGCTTGGGACATCTTCCCGAAGAGTCTCGCTGAGACCGCGACCGGGATGCCGCGGCATCCGCTCTACCTGCCGAACGGCTGCCAGCCGATGGAGTACGGAGGGCGCGGCGCATGACCTCCCGCCCGCCCACCAAAGGTCAGGACACAATCACTCTCCCCGCCGCCCCCGGAGGCACCGATGCAAAGTGATCTGCCCATAAACCCCGAAACCCTCTCCAAGGCCATCGCTGCGGCAGAGAAGGACATTCACTTCTACGACCCGCCCGACGCGGAACTCTGCCAAGCCCTGATCGATGCCGGGAAGGACTGGCTGGAGCGCCACGCCATCGAAACAGCCCCGAAAGACACCCCCTGAATGAGAGGCAACCCATGAACGGACGCCCATGGACGGCAGACGACACGGCCCAGCTTATCGCGCTGAGCATGGCCGGATTCGATGACGGCCACATCGCTGCACGCACGGGCTTCTGCGTGAAAACCATCCGCCGGAAGAGGCACGAGATGCAGATACCGAACTACTTCACCGTCCGCTACTCCAACTGGGGAACGCTCACCGCGGATGCGCGCCGGGCGATCAATATGCTAGCGTCGCACGCATGAACCGCCGATTTTTCCTCTTCGCCGCCCCGGCCATTGTAGCCGCGCCGAGCCTGATGACGGTAAGCGCGCTGGTAATGCCGGCTGAGCCCGTTGTGCAGGTGTATCCAGGGGGCATCACAGAATTGGTGACGAAGACGCTGCGCCATGGGCCGGAGACGCTCACGTCGACTGAGCTTAGAGCCCTTGTTGATCAGGTCTACCGGAGGCTCCATGATGCGGAGGGCTATGACTGGCTCGCTCCCACGGCGTAGTTTGTCCTTGACTTCCTAAGTCCCTTCTCCGGTCCTGTAGAGGCTGACAGCTCCACAACCGAGCATCAGCCCATGGGCGACAGCCCGCAAGTAATCGCAAAGAAACCGCGAGGCCGACCCTTTCAAAAGGGTAATTGCGCCAATCCGACTGGCCGTCCGAAAAAGACGCCCGAGCTGATCGAAGTCGAGACGCTGGCGAAGACCTATGGCCCAGAAGCAATCGAGCGACTGGCGCATTGGATGCGCGAGGGCGACGGGCCTGTCTCGCTGAAGGCTGCAGAGACGCTGATCAATCGTGGCTTCGGCAAACCCATCGAGACCCGCAACACGACCGTGACTAAGCGCATGGTGGTTGAGGCCCCGATGCCCGCTAAGGACGCCGATACGTGGGCGTCTGAGCATGGGCCGCACTGATGCCTGACGGCACCGACTACTCGGTCATCTGGAAGCCGCAGCCCGGCCCGCAGACGGCGCTTATCCGCTGCCCCGTGTTCGAGGTGTTCTACGGCGGCGCGCGAGGCGGCGGAAAGACTGATGGTGTGTTGGGCGAGTTTGTCATCCACGCCGAGCAGTACGCAGAGCATGCAATCGGCCTGATGGTCCGCCGTACTCTAAAGCAGCTCACCGAGACCATCGAGCGCAGCAAGCTGATCTACAGGCCCCTGGGGGCCGACTTCAACGAGACGGAAAAGTTATGGCGTTTCCCGAACGGCGCGCGCCTGCGCTTCGCCTATCTGGAGAGGGACAGCGATGCCGACAACTACCAAGGCCACAGCTACACGCGGATCTACATCGAAGAGATCGGCAACTTCCCCAGCGCCACGCCCATCCTCAAGCTCATGGCGACGCTACGTTCTGGGGCGGGTGTCCCCTGCGGGTTTAGAGCTACTGGCAATCCTGGAGGCGCTGGACACCAGTGGGTCAAAGCCCGGTACATCGACCCGGCCCCGCGCGGCTGGAGCGTCATCAAAACCGAGTTCCAAAACCCGTTCACGGGCGAAAAGGTAAGCCGCGACCGCGTCTACATTCCGTCGCGCGTGGTCGATAACAGCTATCTCGGTGCGGACTACGTCGCCAATCTGCACATGAGCGGCAACGCAGAGCTTGTGCGCGCGTGGCTGGAGGGAGACTGGAATGTCATCGCTGGCGCGTTCTTCCCTGAGTTTGGACCTCAGCATATCGTGGCCGCCCGGCCACTCCCCGCCGAGTGGCTCCGATTTAGGAGCTGCGATTGGGGCTCTGCTCGCCCGTTCTCTGTCGGATGGTGGGCGGTCAGTGACGGCCAACTACCTGAGTTCCCGCGCGGTGCCATACTCCGTTACCGTGAGTGGTACGGCTGGAACGGCACGCCCAACGAAGGGCTCAAGCTCACGGCCGAAGAAGTCGGCAAGGGCATTGCGGAGCGCGAGGAAGGCGACACGATCCGCTATGGCGTGATCGACCCCGCCGCGCACAACCAGGACGGCGGCCCGTCCATTGCAGAACGCATCCTGAAGGGCAGCGGCGGCAGGGTGGCATTTGCCAGGGCTGACAACGCCCGAGTCCCCCAGCGTGGCGCAATGGGCGGTTGGGACCAGCTACGGGCGCGACTCAAGGGCGAGGACGGTCGCCCGATGATCTACATGTTCGACACCTGCACGCACCTGATCCGCACGCTGCCCTCGCTGCAGCACGACGAGGCGCGGCCCGAGGATGTGGACACCGAGGGCGAGGACCACGCGCCGGACGAGTGCTTCGTGGCGGGGACGATGGTCGACACGCGCACCGGCCCATATCCCATCGAGGCCATCGTGCCGGGCAAGCATGAGGTGTGGTCTGGCGGCAAGTGGCGCTGGATGATCGACGCGCGTCTGACCAAGTTCAATGCGCGAGTCGTGCGACTCAAGTTTGAGGACGGCCGCGAGATTGTTTGCACGCCAAACCATAAATTCATGGACCACTCTGGCGAGTGGCGCTATGCTGCTGACCTATGCGGAGTGTCGGTTGCATGCGACCAGTCGTTGTCAGTTCAACGATCCAAGAGTTTGAAGGTCGGCGGTACTACCGCTGTGGATTCTACTATCAGCGAAAAGGCGAGCGCCTTCATCGCCGCGTGTGGGAGGCTAATTTCGGGCCGATCCCAGCCGGTTGGCACGTCCACCATAAGGATGAAGACCGATCTAACAATGCGCCCGACAATCTGGAGTGCATTGAGGGGGCAGAGCATTTGGGCGCGCGCCATGGAGAGGCAAGCGCGGAGAGAGCGCGAGGCACTATCGATCGGGCGCGTATTGCCGCTGCTGAATGGCACGGGTCTGATGCTGGCCGGCAGTGGCATAGTGAGCACTACGAGCGGCACATCCGTGGCGTCATGGCTGTCCGGGTGCCTGCGATCTGCCAGCACTGTGGCGGACAGTATCTTCTCGCGGCTACGCAAGTTGGTCGCGGAAAGTTCTGTGGCAATAACTGTAAAGCCCGTGCGCTGCGTAAGCGTCGAAGAGGCGGGCAATAGCACTGTCTATTGCATAACTGAGCCAATCACCGAGGCGTTCACGGTCAATGGTGGGCTGATCGTCCACAATTGCCGTTACGCCTGCATGTCGCGCCCATACATCCCAGCTCCCGCTGCTCCCGTTCCCAGGGGCCTTGTCTACGAGGGCCTTCCCGACGGGACGATCAGAGGCCCGGCCATCCGAGACATGATCGACGCGGCACGCAAGAAGAGGGCAGCGTAATGGCTGAGACCGAAGCCCAGGGCGCTGGCACCGTCGAGACCAAGGCCGAATTTGCCGAGACGCCCGATACTTTCGTGCGCAACTGGCTCACGGCTATTCGCATGGCGGGCAAGGAGGAGGAGAAATGGCGAAAGGACGCCACGGACACCCTTGAACGCTACCGCTACGAGAAGGAGCGCGGCAAGGACTACAACATCCTGTTCGCGAACACGCAGACCACGGTTCCCGCGCTCTACAACAGCGAGCCCGTGCCGGACATCCGCCGCCGCTTCATGCAGCGCGATCCCGTGGGGGACGCCGCCGCCGCCATCCTTGAACGCGCCATCAGCATCCAGACCGAGATGTACGACTTCGACTCGTGCATGCAGGCGGCCGTCAAGGACAGGCAGCTACAGGGCAGGGGCGTGGCCCGCGTCCGTGTCTACACCGGGCCCAACGGCAGCAAGCGATTCACCTGCGAGCCTGTGATCTGGGACGACTACCGACGCGGCCCCGCCAAGCGTTGGGAAGACGTGCCGTGGGAAGCCTTCCGGCACAAGATGACGCGCGAGGATCTGGTCGACCTCGATCCCAAGATCGGCGCGGCCGTCCCCCTCGACGTGACCCTCGCCCACGCGGAAGCGGAGAAGGGCGAGAGCAGCACTGTCCCCGACATGTTCAAGCGGGCGACCGTCTGGGAGATCTGGGACAAGGCCCCGCGCAAGGTCTACTTCATTGCGGAATCGTATGTGGATGGCCCGGTCAAGGTCGCCGACGATCCTTACAACCTGCGCAACTTCCTCAGTACGCCGCGCCCGATGTATGCGGTGCGCACGTCCGACAGCCTGACGCCCATTTGCGAGTTCATGGAGTGGAAGCCGCTCGCGGACGAGATGGACACGCTGACCCGGCGCATCTCGGCCATCGTGGCGGCGGCGAAGTGGCGGGGCATCTATGACGGGGCGATGTCGGACGCCGTTGTGGCCATGTCCAAGTTGGGCGATGGCGAGTTGGCACCCGCCATGGATGCGGCCCGCGTCATGCAGCAGAAAGGCATCGACCAGAGCATCTGGGTCATGCCGGTCGAGAGCCTCGTCCAGCTCGTCAAGCAGCTCTACGAAGCGCGCGAGCAGTGCAAGACCACGATTTACGAGATAACGGGTGTTGCCGACATTCTCCGGGGCAGCACGCAGGCCAGCGAGACGGCCACAGCCCAGCAGCTCAAGGCGCAGTGGGGCAGTTTGCGGCTCCAGGAAGCGCAACGCGACGTGCAGCGCTTTGCCCGCGACCTGTACCGCCTGCTGGCCGACCTGATGGCAGATCAGCTCTCCTTGCCCGAGTTCGTGGCAATGACGGGCGTGGAGATCGACAAGCCGCAGCCTCCGCAGATGGGCCACAACGGCGGCCCGCCGATGGGTGCGCCGCAGCAGCCTGGCCAACCGCCGATGCAGCCGGCCATGCCGCCGCCGTCCATCGCGCCCGAGGTCGCCAAGCTCCTCAAGAGCGACCTCCAGCGTGAGTTCCTGATCGAGATCGAGACGGACAGCACGATCCGGGGCGACCAGCAGCGCCACGCCGAGGCGATTACGGGCTTCATTCAGGGCTTTGGCGCGTACTGGCAGGGCGTGCTGCCTGTCATTCAGGTGGGCGCCATGCCGCCCGAGGTGGCTATCACCGTCGCCGCCGCCTTCACTCGCTCGGCCAAGCTCGGCCGCGAGGTGCAGGTCACGATGGACGAGTGGGAGAAGAAGGCCAAGGAGGCCGCACAGCAGCCCAAGCCGCCCCCGCCGCCCGACCCCAAGGTGGAGGCCGAGAAGGCCAAGGCTGCCGCGGTCGCCCAGAAGGCTCAGGCAGATCAGCAGGCGACGCAGTTGGACGCTCAGGCCAAGCAGGCCGAGCACCAGATGGCCATGCAGGAGCAGCAGCAGGAGTTCACTCTCCGCATGCAGGAGCTTCAGGCCGAACTCATCGCCGACCGCGAGCGCCAGGCGATGGAAATGGCGCAGATGCGCGCCGACTTCGCCCTTAAGCAGCAGGACCACGCCATCCGCCGCGAAGAGCAGGCCCAAGCCCACGAGATGGGCCGTGAGAGCCACGCGCAGGGGCTGGAGGCCATCGAGGCCAAGCGCGAAGCCGCCAAACAGAATGGAGCAAGAACGTGACCAAGCCGAAGACGCTGACCGATAAGCCCGCCGTCCCGACCACCGACGAAAAGCTCGACGTGCTCTACCGCGCCGTCATGGGGCTGAAGGGCGGCCATGACGAGGACCTGCAGAAGGCCTTTGAGGGCCAAGTCTCTACCGATACGGAGGAATAGCCATGAGCGGAGTAATAACGCCCGTCATGTCGAACGGGGGCAACGCCTCGGCGCAGACGGCGGCCACCGGCACAAACTACACAGCCTTGGCTGCGCAAGCGTGCCAGCAGGTGACAATCGTCAACGACACCGGCACGAAGCTGGAGGTCCGGCAGGACGGAGCCGGCGTCGCGCTCAAGATCCTCGATAACAGCTATTACACCTTTTACGGAATCGGGAACGCGAACCAGCTCGCAGTCCGGAGGGCAGACACGAGCAACACTCAAGTCACGGCCACCTATCGGTGGGAGACCTGACGCGGTGTTGATGCTCCTGGGGCAGCGCTGGCAAGGAGGCACGGCCTTCGGCTTCATGGCTGGATCACTGCCGCCCGGCGCCACGCTGACTCGCGCCTCTACGGGCTGGTATTTCGACAGTGCTGGCGTGCTACAGTCGGCGGCGAACGATGCCGCGCGGTTCAATTACAACCCCGACACGCTTGCGCTGCAGGGGCTGCTGGTCGAGCCACCGTGTACGAACGGCATTCGCAACAACACGATGATTGGCACGGTTGCCGGCACACCCGGCACGGCGCCGACCAACTGGGTCGTCACTTCGACCATTAACAATGTCACAAGGGAAATCGTAGGGAGTGGGGTAGAGGACGGGATCGCGTATATCGACATCCGTTATTATGGGACGCCATCGGCGTCAGCATTCCTATTTATCACGTTCGAGGGCACCACCGTAATAGCGGGGATGGCGGGACAGACATGGACGGCTTCCGTCTACTGCAGGCTGATCGCGGGGGCGCTGACGAACATATCCGTCGCACAAACCCTTAGTGAAAGGTCCGGCGCAGGTTCCACCGTGGACTCCGTGTCCTCTGCGATGACGCCTACTGGCACAGCACTCAGGACCCAGCGTCACAACCTAACGCGCCTGTATACCAATGCGTCCACTCTTTTCAGCGTCAATTACATTTCTATCGCCTACACGTCTGGGCAGGCGCTCGACGTAACCCTACGCATCGGCCTGCCGCAGTTGGAGCAGGGAAGCGGAGCATCCAGCCCGATCAAGACTAGCTCCGCTGCGGTGGCGCGCGCCGCCGATGTGCTCTCGTTGGCGATGGTGGATGGCACCTATGACATCGACATCACGCGGTTGAGCGGCGTCACGAACGTCGTCGGAGCCGTCGTGTCCGGGGGCGCCTACACGGTGCCGACCGATCTCTCGCCCTTGCAGAGCGTCGTCGCGAGGAGGGTCGGATGAGCTGGTCTCCTGCCATCTACGTGCAGTTCCCCGATGAAGCAACGGCGCGCGTGGCAGCGGTCGCCATCGGCGTCGACTTCCCGGCGGATGGGTCGGTCCCGACCGGCAACGCGAACTATGCCATGCACGCGCCAATGCAAAACCCGTGGCTGATCGAGCCCGTCACCGATCCCGAGACGGGAGAGGTGATAACGCCAGGCGAACGTGAACCCGGCTACTGGGCGATGCTGCGGCTCAATACCGAATGGCCGGGATTCGCCGAGGCGTGGGCCGCCATCCAGGCAACGGGCGCTGTTCGCGAACTTGAGAATCCGCCCGTGGTTTGGGCGTAGGAGCGCAGGTCTGATGGATGTGGCAATCGGGAAAGGCGACGGCAAATGACCCGCTACCGCTGGGACGGCGACCGCTTCGTGGATCGTGACGGGTTGCCGATGGCCGTCACGGAGCGCGACTTCGTGCCCATGCCCTACGTTGTCCGGGATGTCTCCTACAAGTCGCCTCTCAGCGGCAAGGAGATCACCAGCCGCTCGCAGCGCCGTGAGGAAATGAAGGTCCACCAGGTGCGCGAGGTCGATCCCAGCGAGCGCAAGGGCAAGGACATCTACTACCACAACAAGAAGTACGCCGAGTCGGCAGGACGTGATTGGCAACCGAAACCGAAGCCCGACTTGGGCGAGGGATACCACCGCCTGAGCAAGGACGAACTGCCGGCGAGGTTGAAGCCATGAACCTTGAGCCTGTCGAGCGCGGCATTCTTGCCAACCAGTTTCTCGCGGTCCTTCCGGATCGCCAGAGAGACATGGTGGCGAAGTACTACGGGCTTGCCGGCGGCACCTACACGTTCTCAGCGATAGCCGAGGATTATCGACTGTCGACGACCCGCGTTCAGCAGATCGTCATCTCCGGCATCCGGAAGATGCGGCGCCTGCTGCCGCCGCCGTCGCGCCCGAAAGAGGCGTACGGGCCACGAGATGCCTTCGCAGTGCACGACGACCCATACCCGCGCGCAAATCCGCAGACGCACATCCCGGAGGGCGGGTGGAATGCGCACCATGAGACGCCGTCACAAGTAGCCGCGCGTGCAGCTCTGCTGGAGCACAACACGCGAGAGGCGCAAGCGCGTTGGACCGGCCTACTCCCGACTGACCCATGGACCAGCCAAACCGTCGGAACACCAGAAGAGTGGGCGCGGATTCTTACTGAACACGATTGCCGACTTGCCTAACCCCATATCAGGTATTACCATGTCCGACGAAATCATCCAGCCTTCGACCGAGCCCGCACCGAGCGGCCCGCAAGAGGTTGTCGTCATCGACCAGCCCAAGCCGACGTGGGAAGATTCCCTCTCGGATGTGGCGGACAAGATATTCGACCGTGGGAACGGCGGCACAGATCGCGGTTCCGACGGCAGGTTCCAGCCCAAGGTCGTAGCGCCCGGCGCTCCCGAAGGCGTTGAAGTACCCGGCAGCCCCGTGGCTGCGCCGCCCGACCCACAGCCCGTGGTCATCGAGGCGCCGCAGTCTCTGCCGGCGGACGTGAAGGCGAAGTGGCCGACGCTTCCACCCGAGGTCCAGAAATACTGGTCCGACCGGGAAGGCGAGGTTCACAAGAAGCTCACGGCCGATGGGGAGCGCATCAAGTCCCTCCAGCAGTATGAGGAGCTTGCCGCACCGCTGGCTGAAGCAGCCAAGGCTTTCAATGTGTCCGTGCCGGAATACCAGCGCGCACTCATGGAAGGCGACCGCTTCATCAAGCAGAACCCGGCCCAAGCCATCCTCAAGATTGCGCAAAACTATGGAGTCGACCTCAACGCGCTGGTCTCTGGCACGCCGCAACCACAGCGGCAGCCAAATCCCAATAGCGACCTCTATCGCGAACTCCACAGCCTCAAATCCAAACTTACCAGCATCGAGGAACAAACTGCCGCAGAGAAGCTGAAAGCCGCCGAGCAGACGGTTGCCTCGTTCAAGAAGGACAAGCCCTACTTCGATGAAGTCGAGCCCCTGATGACGAAGCTCTACGAGCCCGGCATGGATCTGAATGCCCTCTACGACATGGCGGTCAACGCATCCCCCGAGGTTCGGGCAAAGCTCACGGCGGACAAGGCGAAAGAGGCAGCCGAGAAGGCCGCTGCCGAAGCCAAAGAACGTCAGGACAAGGATGCCAAGGTCGCCCCCTTCGCCAGACGGCCGGGCACTGTCTCGACCGCTCCCGTGAAGGCCAAGAGCTGGCAGGAGACGTTTGACAACAAGGCTCGCGAAATTCGGTCGCGCTGATCTGAAGGATCATCGCAATGCCTGCAAACAGTACCTTCACGGAACTGGTCACTACGACCCTCCGTGAGCACCCGAACGTTGTCACCGACAACGTGTCGGATCACAACGCCCTCTATCGCTACATGAAAGAGAAGGGCAACATCCGCAAGCTCGACGGCGGCAACTCGATTGTCCGTCCGCTCGATTACGCGGAGAACTCGACCTACCAGCGCTACGCCGGCATGGATGCACTCAACATCCAGCAGTCCGAAGTGCTGAGCGCCGCAGAGTACCAGTGGACGCAGGCCGCCATCCACGTGGTCGCCTCGGGCCTGGAGCTGCGCAAGAACTCGGGCAAGAACCAGATCACCGATCTGGCCCGCTCGAAGCTCAAGAACGCGCTGCGCACCGCAGCTAACAACATGTCCGTCGACATCTATTCGGACGGCGCGTTGCCGAACCAGATGGGCGGCCTGGGCCATCTCGTGACCAGCGACGGCACGGGCACGGTTGGCGGCATCATCGCCGGCACCTATACGTTCTGGAAGAACCAGTTCTATGAGTGCCCGACGGCGCCCTCGAAGTCCACGATCAAGACGCACATGAACAAGCTGTGGCTTGATTGCATTCGCGGCGCCGACAAGCCAGACCTGATCGTGTCGAGCAACGATTTCTACAACTTCTATTGGGAATCGTTGCAGGACCTCCAGCGCTTCAACAGCACGAACAAGGCTGCGGCCGGGTTCGAGTCGCTGAAGTACGTCTCGGCCGACATCATCCACGACAGCAACTCGAATTTCTCGACGACTGCCGAGGTGATGTACTTCCTGAATACCGACTACCTCGAAATGGTCGTTCATCAGGACGCCAACTGGACCGAGTTCAGCGAGAAGATGTCGGTCAATCAGGACGCCGAGGTTATCCCCCTCCTGTTCATGGGCCAGATGTGCTGCAGCAATCGCTCGCTGCAGGGCAAGCTCATCGACGCTGCCTAAGGAGAAACGAACATGGCCATTCTGATTGGTGCAAACCTCACCCGTACCTACACGGCGGCTCAGCTCGCCCTGGAAGGTCCGTGCCAGGCCGGCGACTACTTCTTCGGCACTGGTGGCAAAGTCTACAAGTTCGTAAAGTTCAACAACGGCGCCGGCAACGTCGCCGCCGTTGCGGGCAACGTCTGTTATTACTACGCGGTTTCCGGCGCGTCCGCCGGTCAGACCACGGAAGTAACGATGGACGTGACGGACTCCGGCGGCATCGGCGCCGGCGTGTTCCAATCGGTTCCGGCCGATGGGGAATATTGCTGGATTCAGATCAAAGGCGTGGCGACCATCACCACGGCTCTCAGCGCGGGCGCTGATGGCAATGCGCTAACGGCGGTTGGCGCGCAGGCAGACGGCACGCTCGACGTGTCCGCTGCTGTCACCGATGCTGTCGTGGCCTACGCCATCGACGCGGACGCGAAGATCATCTTCTGCGACTTCCCGTTCTAACGGGCGGGGGAGGGGCTTCGGCTCCTCCCTCATTTTCTTTGCCTTGGAGGACAGATGGACCCGAACCCGAACGCCGCACCGTCCGACCGCAACAAGCCGGATCTATACGTCCACGAGATCGAGGTCGACCACCGCGTCGCCCGCGACGGCACGCTGATCGAGGCCCATCGCATCACGTTGGGAAAGAAGGGCGTGAACATCGGCCAGTTTGCCAACCACTATTGGGCCGACCGGATGGAGAAGGAAAACACCTTCCTCTGGGACACCCTCGTGCGCGACATTTACGAGCGCTGGCGCAAGACGCAGACCATCGCCACGGACGGCTTTCCGCTGGAGTCGTGGCACATCACCAAGGGCATGCTCAAGCGCTGCAAGGAATTGGGCATGCACTCGGTCGAGGACATCGCCTCCGCGTCCGGCGCGGTCTCCGACAAGCTCGGCATGGGCGGCGTCGACATCGTGGCCAAGGCCCGTGCGTTCGTGGCCAACAAGGACCAAAGCGCGCTGGCCAGTAAGATGACGGCGCTTGAGGCGCAGGTTGCCCAGATGGCAAAGGACATCGAGGAGCGTGACGCAGCGATTGCTCAACTGACCGCCGGCCAGTCGAAGCCGCAGCGCCAGAGGGCCGCCGCTTGAGCCTCCTCACCATCATCCAGTCGGTCTGCCGCCGGGTCGGCCATCCGCCGCCGACCTCGGTCATTGGCAATGCCGATGAGACGACGCAGCGCCTGCTGGAGATTTCGGAGGATGAAGGGCGGGAGCTTGCCCGCTATGGTAACTGGAAGGTCCTGCGCCGGGAACACACCTTCATAACCACGGCCACGGAATCTCAGACCAACACCCACACGCCCCCGGACATGGCGGCGTTCATCGACCGGACAATCTGGAACCGCACGACCAAGCGCCGCCTGATTGGCCCGCTCTCGTCGGAGGAATACCAGAACTACAAAGCCAACGTTTCCTTCCCGATGCTGGACACGTTCTATCTGCGCGGCACGACGTGGTTGATGAACCCGGTCCCGACGGCGGGCAACACCATCGCCTACGAGTACCGCTCGTCCTACTGGTGCAAGAAGGCTTCCGACAGCACGCTTCAGGAGACGTGGCTGGCCGATACCGATCTTGGTGTGCTGCCTGAGCGGTTGATGGAGCTTGGAATTATCTGGCGCTACAAGCAAGCACGCGGCCTCGATTGGGCGACCGATTACGACAAGTACGGCTTTCAGGTTCAACAGGCTCTTGCGGCGGACCAGCCGCGCGGCGTTGTGGACATGTCGGGCGATGGGCCGAACTACCCGACCGGAATCTATGTTCCCGATTACAACTGGACGCTCTGATGCTTATGCGCAAGGCGTCTCAGCTGCCCCGGCCGAGGATGAAGCAGACGGAGTTCCCGGCCCCCATCGGCGGGCTGAACCTGCGCGACGGCCTCGCCAACATGAAGCGCACGGACGCCTTGATTCTCGACAATTGGGTGGTCGAAACCTCGTATCTTCGTCTGCGAGGTGGCTATGTGAGCCACGCCACGGGGCTTGGCGCAGTCCCCCGCACACACATGAACTGGTCGGGGCCGGGCGGGTCGCAGGCGTTCGCGGCAACGTCGGCCAACATCTACAACGTCACCGCAAACGGCGCGGTCGGAGCGGCGGTGCAGACGGACCTGAACGGCGGAAACTGGAGTTATATCAACTTCACCAACGCGGGCGGGCACTGGCTGGTCGCCGCGAACGGCACCGACGACGTGCGCAATTACAACGGCGCGACATGGTCGACGCCGACAATCACGGGCGCGACCTCGGCCGGCTTCTGCTACGTCCACCATCATAAGGCCCGCCTGTGGTTCCTGGAGAACAATAGCACCAAGGCATGGTATCTGGAGCCGCAGAGCATTGCCGGCCCGGCGGCCTATATCGAGGTCGGCGAGCAATTGAAGATGGGCGGCAGGTTGGTGGCGGTCGGCTCGGTCAGCCGCGACGGTGGCGCGGGCGGCTCCGATGACTTGTTGGTGTTCGTCTCCTCGCGCGGCGAGGTGGTTATCTACGAGGGCGACGATCCCACAAGCATCAACACTTGGCAGCGTCTCGGCACGTTCTACGCGGCGGCCCCCATTGGAACGCGCTGCGTCGTGCAGGTTGGCGGCGATCTGGGCATCCTCACCGAGGCCGGCATCCTGTCCTGCCGTCAGTTGATGGTTTCCGACGATGCGGCGGCCAAGCGCACGGCCATCACCAACAAGATCAACCGGGGGATTGCCGAGGCTTTCCGGTCCTATGGCACGCTGGCGGGCTGGTCGATGACGGTCTACCCGCGCGGGCACCTGCTGATCCTGAACGTGCCCACGTCGAATACGACGGCCAGCCAGTATGTGATGAACACACAAACCGGGGCTTGGTCGACATTCTCGGGCTTCAACGCGACCTGCTGGGGGCTTCTTGCGGAAAACCTGTACTTCGGCACGTCCGATGGGACGATCTGGCGGGGCGACTACGGACTGCAGGACAACGGTGCGGCGATCCGGACAGAATATAAAAGTTCGTTCCAGAAACTGAACGGCGGCGGCACCTTCCGCATGACCAAGATCCGCCCGCACTACACCTCGGGCAACCGCGTTTCGCCAGCGGTCAAGATCGACGTTGACTATCGAGACAGCACACCAGTAATTCCAACCGATCAGTACCCGGCCTATTCCCCCGTGACTGGTGCGCTGTGGGGCAGTGGTATCTGGGGCGTCGACCTGTGGGGCGAGATCGGCAACCCGGTTTCCGATTGGGTGGACGCCTCGGGCATCGGCTCCTCGGCCGCCCTGCACATGGTGACCAGCACGGACGGCTTCAGCGTTCTCCTGAATGCCACTGACGTTCAGTACGAATCAGCGTCGGCGTTGGCGCTATGACCACGCCTGTCCGCAAGTTCAGCGGCGACAAGTCCCCCCGGTCGCGGCAGGTCGACGGCTCGCTCAATGAGGCGGCGACAGCCGGCCCCGTCGCTGATTCCGGCCTCCAGAGTGCGGCCAATTCGCTGGTCGGCAATTCCGCCGATGTGGACGGTCCAGTCGAATCCCTGACCCTCGTCGGGGAGTTCACGCTAGCGGATGGCGTCCTGACTCTTCTGGCCGATGCCAAGACGAGCGAGGGGCTTGAGCAGTTTGACCAGACGACCTCCGCGCAACTACGGACCGTGATCTCCGACGCGATCGGCAACGGCCGTCTCGTGTTCAATAACGGCGCGACGCTCAACAGTGCCCGGCTCAATAACTCAGCCCTGTGGAACGTCTCTATCCACGGCGCGACGGGCGATACCCGCGCCTGGGTGATCGGCGTCGATCAGTTCGTAAAGCTGTTCAGCGGCGAGATTGGCTTTGGCACAGCCTCGCCCCGCGGGCGGATTGAAGTCCGCCGCGATCAGTTGGCCGAGACGATTTTCTATATCGCCAATGAGAACACAGGCGCGGCGGCCTTCGCGACCTTGCTGCTGCGGTCCGGCGCGTCGGAGGTGAAGATCCGGGCCAATGTCGACGGCGCCTATCTGGAGTTGATTCCGAGCGGAGGGATCACCGATATCCGGCAGTCTTTCGACTCCTACCTTCTGCGCAATGTAGCCGGCACGCAACTAGCGCGCCTGTCTGCGGACGGCCTGAGGGTTGGGGGTGTTGCCGCACCTGCCACCAGCACTTTCACGTGTGAAGGCTCGGTAGCCCTTGGGAACCTCGTCGGCGAGGCCGGCACGACGCATACGGTTCTGGCCACGACCACCCATCTCTTGTGCAGCAATCTCACCGGCTGCACGGTGACGCTACCGGCCGCCGCCGACTTTCCCAACCGCGTTATCTGGATCAAGACCATCGGCGGGGCGGTGACCAGCGCATCGAGCAACATAACCCCGCTGGCCGGCGGCGTAGCCGGGACCGCCATTTGCGCGGGCGTGGCGGGGACATGGTCCATGCTCGTGAGCGACGCTTCTACCTGGGTTATCATGGCGGGCTGATGCACCACCTCATCATTGGATACAACGACCAGATCGGGCCATGGGTCCACAAGCACATCCCGTGGCTGCCCGACTACGCGCCCGGCATGGCGCAGTATGTCGGCGTGGCCGAGGGGCCGGGGCCGGACGACAAGCTTCTGGCGGCGTGGTTCTACCACGATCACCAGCCCCTTCGGGATAAGCGGATAGAGATGTTCAAGGGGCGGAAGTGGGGAGGGACCTGTCATTTTGGGTTGGTTGTGGCCTCCCCCCGATGGGCAACCAGGCGCAACATTCGGGCCTTGTTTTCCATCCCGTTTGAGCAGTATCATTGCCGCAAGGTACTCGCGGTCATCCCCTCCACTCATGCGAAGTCGATTCGCGTTGCAGAAGGGCTTGGCATGGTACGGGAAGGGTCCAGTCGCCACCAATTCGCGGCCGGGATTCACGCCCTGACTTTCGGATTAATGCGCGCTGAGTTTGAAAAGACGTGGGGAAACCCGTCTTGGAAACGGAAGCGCTGCCCGAATCAGGCTCCGTCCAATGGGTTCTCTCTTCAGCCAGCCGGCCGCCCCGCCGCAAATCAACCCGTACCAGATTTCGAA